CGGCTTGATCGTCTGCAAAATGCCGGGATGGGAAGACAGCAAGGGTATATCAATGGAGGAAAGTTTTTTCGCTGGTATGGGCAAGCCAACCGTTTATCTTGAGTACCCGGTTGAGTCTGTTCCACTTGGCTTACTATTATGAACGCAAGCCAGCACAAAACGGTTGAGCGCGCCTGCCCCGTATGCCGCAAGGTGAAAGCCTTTCCACTGCGCCAGGAGACCTGCGGCAAGGACTGCGCGGCATCGCTGCGGTCCATGCGCGCCGCGGTAGTCTTCCTGGAGGAAATGAAGCGCGATCCGGACGCGGTGGTGGGCATCGAGGCCGCCAAGCGCGAGGCCGCCGAAGAACGCAACATGCGCCGCAAGATTGCGGAGCAGGCGAGCCGAAACAAAGAGGTTGAGTCGCTGATCCGCAGCGTTCGCGCTAAGCCCGCCCTGTCGCTGGAGTGGGGCGGCTGGAAACGACCGGAAGGAGGACGAAAGCCATCGATAGCCACCGCGTTCTTTAGCGACTCGCATTTCGATGAGGTTGTTAAGCCGGAACAGGTTGATGGCCTGAACGCCTACAACCGCAAGATAGCTACGGCGCGGCTGCGCGAGTTCTTTTCGAATACCGTATCGCTGGCTCGTGACTACGTGTCTGGACTAAAATACGAGGCTCTATGTATGCCGTGGGGCGGCGACACGTTCTCTGGAGATATCCACGAAGAGCTAGCACAGACAAACGAGGCGACAATCCTGGAGTCGATCCTGTACTGGCGCGACCACATGATTGAGGGGCTGCGCCTGCTGGCTGACGAGTTTCCAAGGGTGTTGTGCCCAGTGGTTGTCGGCAACCACCCGCGCATGAGCCGCAAGCCTCGCGCCAAGGACCGCCCGCAGACCAATTTCGATTGGCTGTTCGCACACTTGGTTGCCGACAGGGTGAAGGACCAGAAGTGGGGTAAGCGCGTCGAATGGGTGATATCGGACTCAGCGGACCAGCAGTTTTCGCTGTATTCCACGACGTTCAATCTAACCCATGGGGATCAATTCAATGGCGGTGCTGGTATTGCGGCTGCGCTGTCGCCGCTGTTGCTTGGCTCGCACCGCAAATCGAAGCGTAGTTTGCAAGCCAAGAGGCCCTACGACTGGCTGATCTGTGGACACTGGCATAACATGATTCCTGGCGTCTATCAAATTATCTGTAACGGCACGATAAAGGGCTACGACGAGTACGCCTTCCAAAAAAACTTCGCCTACGAGCCGCCGCAACAGACGTTCTGGGTGACTGACCCGAAGTACGGTGTAACCATTCGCGCCCCGATCCACTGCAAGAGCGAAGACGAGGACTGGGGGGCGGTTCCGAAGGTGGTTTGGGGGGACAAAGCAGCATGATTCACTACGAACGGGGGAAAGATAGCAAAAATCAGAAACCGGCCACGATATACGATTTTTGGAAGGTGCAGAAGGAGAGCGATTCCGATAAGTTGGCCCGCAGGTTACGGGAGGAAGCGTACAATAAACTGGTTCACGAAAACGCAATCGATGTACCCCAGAACTCTTCCGGCGGGCGCCGCCAGCCACAGAAGGCCCGCTTTGACCTGATCCCATACGAGGCGCTCAAGGCCATGGCGGATGCGTTTGGGCCGGGCGAAGCCAGGTACGGTCGCCTAGACCGCGATCTGACATTGGCGAACTGGAAGGGCCTGGACATCACCGGCGAGCAAAGCCCGATCTCGCACTCGCTGAAGCACATTGCTCTGTACGCTGCTGGTGAGACCACCGACCCAGAGACTGGCGCGCCGGAAGATCACCTGGGCCACGCCTTGGCTAACTTGGCGATGATGGCTTGGTTCGCGGCGTCGCCGGACAGCGAGTTTGCGGGGCTGACTTACCCGGAGATGCTTGCGGCTGGGTACAGGAAGAAGCAGGGGGGTGTCGGAGATGTGGCTGAGGATGTTCGGAGCCGTGGCGCTGACACTGGCGCTCGAAGCGTTAGCACTGACCGCGGCCGGATCGCAGCCTGCACCGGCCCGGGTTGCGAGCACTGTTCCCGCGCATTCAAAGAATTTGACCGAAGTCAAGAGCGGCCCTGAAACCGGAGTCGTTACCGACTGGGAGCCGGTCCAGCTCCCGCCGATCCGACCGACACCGCTTGGCACCGGAGACCTGCTGTGGCTGCGCTCCACTGAGTTCGCCCAGGCGTACAACCGATGGGCGGACCAGCTTAACCGCGGCATTATCGACTACGAGATTGCGCTGGAGGTACAGAAGAAATGGAAGAAGTTACAGGAGTGCGACGGGTGGCCAAAGGATCAGCCGCGCCGACCGTGGTGGCGCCGGGCGCTGCCCTAGCCATTATCCGCGAGGCCGTCGAGGTGTTGCGCAACAAACACACGAAGAAAGCGTGCGCCAGGCACGGCTCGTTCGTGTGCATCAAGGAGCGGGACGCCAAGAAGCTGGCATCCGACCTCCAAGAGGCCGAGACTTACCTTGACGGCCTGTTTGCGGAGGCCGTCAAGACTAGTATAGGCCTGTTGGTGGACCACCAATGAGAGAAGTCTACGAGCCAATCGAGATCGTCGATGTCCGGCTAACGGTCGCCTCGCCAGGATATGCGTCGATCCTGCGCCGCGTGAACGAGCGCCTAGTCTCTCACCTGAAGAACCTGGAGGCCGACCGCAGCGAGAAGGAGACCATCGAGACGCGGGCGCGGATCAGAGAGTTGCGGGCAGTTTTGTCGATTCCGGAGCAAATAGAGGCCGAGTGGAAGTCCAAAAACTGAGGGGACTGGGCTTTGTCGGCGTGCGCTGCCAGTATTGCGACAAGTCGCGCCACCCCGGCGACGTGTTGCGCCTTCCGGGCGGCGTGACGATGTGCCTTAATTGCGCCGACTGGCACCAGCACGCACTAAAAATACTCTCGGGAGACCTTCCGAGGGGCTGCCAGGAATGCGGCGCGAAGTTTTTTTCACTAAAACGTACCCCAAAAGCCCGTCGAGATGTCGAGATAGTAATGAGGCTTGTTGTCAAGGACGGGATTTATCAAGTTCTCTGTGAGCCATGCGCCGCTGCGTACCGCGCGAAGCGCAAAGAGTTCTACCGGGGGACGCAGTTCGGCGACAAGCTGAAAATTTGAGGCGGTTTAGCTTATCCGACCTAAAGCAACCACCCGGAAGCGCGACTATGGGTGGGGGGAATCCGGGGTAGAGACCGGGGGCCGCCAGACCAATTTTTGCCGCTCTAGCTCAAATGGCAGAGCCGTGGTTTTGTAAACCTCAGGTTGCGGGTTCGATTCCTGCGGGCGGCTCCAGTACAACCAACAGAGGGGGCGGCTCTGCCGTGCATGGCATCCGCCCCAGAGATTTTCGCGGGGTAGATCAGGCAGTAGATCACTGGACTCATAATCCAGAGCGCGCCGGTGCAAGTCCGGCCCCCGCAACCATGATTGCCGCCGTCTGCTACCAGGGCTGGGTGGACTTTCCCGGCCGGGCGACAAGTAACGCACTGACAAGGTAGCAGGTCACAGTTGGTTCCCTCCAGCGGTGCTGTCCTGGGTTATCTCCTTTCCCCGGATGGCACCGCTTCTTTTTGGGGCGATCACGGGGGTTTATGGAGCTTGAAGCAGGCGACGTGGAGGCAATGCCCTCCCTGGAAGACGAAGCCAGTCCCGACGAGGGCGGCGGGGAAAAGCAAGACGACAAGCAGGACGGCAAGGAAGACAAGGGCGGCAAGGGGGTTTCCGCCGACGAGTTCAAGGAGTTCAAGAAGGGCTTCGATGAACTCAAGAGGGAGCGCGACGAGCTGCGGGAGTCGGAGCGGTACTGGTCCGACAGGGCGCGCACCGATAAGGCCGGCGAGAAGGTCAAGCAGGACGAAGTAGAGAAAGACGATCTCTCGGACCTGTTGGGCGACTCGAAGGACGACGACGGCGATAACGACAAGTTCATTGACGAGCTAACCAGCGACGGCTCAGCGGCACTCAGGAAGCGCGGCTTCATCAGCAGGAAAGATGCGCTGGAGTTGGCCCGAGAGGTTGCCGAGAGGGTAGCAGCCAGGGCGTCGAAGAAGGCCGTCGGGTTGGCTGAGAAGAAGATACAGCGTGGAAATGAGCTTATTCGTACGTTCCCTTTCATTGAGAAAGAGGACTCCGAGGAGTTCAAGCTGGCTTCGGGGTACCTCAAGAGTGCGGTGGCTCGCGACCCAGAAAACAACAGCTCTGAGGGTCTGTGGAGTGCCTGCGAGAAGGCCCGCGACGTGATCGCAGAGCGCCGCAAGGCCGAGGACTCGAAGGGCAAGAGCAAGAAGGCGCGCATGGCCGCACAGGCCGACTTTGGGGGCGCGTCGGGGATGGATGACGACGACGACGAGATGAGCGATCTCGAAAAGCAGACCGCCAGGCGGTTCGGTATCACCGATGCCGAGTACCGCAAGCACAGCACGGTCAATATCGGCGGAATTCCGGGGATGAGGGGGTAGGTAGTGACGGACACCGAACTGGAAGAGATCGAGCAAATCGAAGCAGGGGTAGTTTCCGCCGAGCCGCGGCGACGTATGGGGCGCCCAACCACAACCGACCGCATCAATGAATTGCGGGGCGACGTGGACGAGATCAGGGGTGATCTGGGCGACGTCAAGGCGGGGCTGGGCCGTGTTCTTCAGGCCGTCAGTGACCTGACGATCCAGGGTATGCCTATTCCGGTTGAGAGGGAGCACCTTGTTCCCTACGCGGCCACCGACCAGGGGCGCGCCGAGGCCGACGCGGCGCGGGTGGCCGCGGGCAAGCCTGAGCCGTCTGGGGTCAAAGTTGTGAGGGACGAGTGGGACAACTCTCTCGCGCGATACGAGGAAAACATTTACACCGGACCAGTGAAAACCAGGCGGGATGATGCCACCGGAACTACGCACCAATACCGCGATGTAAAGCCCAACGCCTGGACGGTGCAAGACCCCCTCACGGAAATCGCCGCACCACACAAGCGGCCCGGATTCGCGCATAGGTTCCTCAATGATCCTGTCATCGAAAAGCTGGGGATGCGCAACTGGGAGTTCGTCAAAGACTCCGAGGGCAAAGACGTGCGCAACGGCGGGATGAGGCTGGCCCGCATGCCGCAGGAGATGAAAGAGGCCCGCGACAGGCACTACGAGGAATTGAACAACAGCCGGGCGCGTGACGCGCAAGAGAAAGCAAATGAGCAGCAGGAGCAACTTCTGCGGCAAGCAGCCGTGGAAGGCGAGGACGTAAGGGGCGCGAGCGCCCTTCGGCCTGGCGAGGTACTCCGAAGGCAAGGCGGCAACAGCGAAGCCTTCATTGGTCTGCAAACGACACGGGGCTTGCCCCGGGTTGCACCGCAACAAATCTAAGACCAACAGGAGTACGGAATGGCCAATGTTGACAATCCGCATGGCCTGCGGCCCCTTTGCCGAACGTTGTATGGCGGAGAGCCGCAGATCCAGGAGTTTGCAAAAGACTCCTCGGGCGGAAATATTTTCATCCACGACGTGGTGAACCGCGAGACCGACGGCAATATCACTGCCGGCGGAACGCCGGGCACCACGACCTATACCGGCGTCTCGCTGAACTACAGCGCCACGGGGGTGGCGGGGGTTCACCTCGTCATGATCTCGCCGGACGCCGAGTATGTCGCCCAGGACAACGCCGACACCGACGGGTTCGTCGATGGCGACCAGGGGCTGAACGCCGACCTGGAGTTCAACGCCGGATCCTCGACCACCTTTGTTTCGGGCCACGAGGTTGATGAGAGCACGTGGGACACCACAAACACGCTCGATGTCAAGACCCACGGGCTTTGGCCCGACCCAAACAACGCATACGGCGCCAACGCCGACATCATCATCACGATCAACAAGCATCGGCTGGCTAACGCCGTTGCGGGGGTGTAATCCATGCTAGTGAGAGCACAGTATCCTGATCTCCACCTCGCAACAATGCTGCCGGCGCTTGACGCGCTGATCTATAAGAAGTACCGGCAGTACCCGACCCAGTTCAACCGCTATTTCCGCGTGATGACATCGACGCGGGATATCGAGCAGACCACGCAGCTTTCCGGCCTGGGATTGCCAATCGCGATCTCCGAGGGCGGGACGATGGTCTACGACAATCCGGTACAGGGGTTCGATAAGACCTACACGCACACACAGGCCGGTATTGGGTTCCGCATCTCGAAGTTGATGGCGATGAACAACAAGCACGGCGTCATCGCGAAGATGTCGGGCGAGCTTGGCCGCTCCGTCAAGGAGTACATCGACATCACGGTTGCGAACCACTTCAATAACGCCTTCAGCGGCTCGTTTCTGGGACCTGATGGCGTTGCGCTGTGCAGCGCCAGCCACCCGCTAGTGAAGCAGGGCGGGGTCCAGTCGAACACGCTGGCAACCCCGGCGGACGTGGGGCACGCGAGCTTGCAGCTTGTTTTGACAGCGTTCCGTAAGCAGGTTGACGCGGCCGGCAAGCGTATCCGCATTGAGCCGAAGATGCTCGTTGTGCCGCCAGATGCCGAATTTGCGGCGGCCGAGGCGCTGGGCCTTTCGCAACTGAAGCCCGGAACGGCTAACAACGATGTCAATGCGTTGAACAAGCGCAGCGGCTTCCAGCCGTTCAACAGCTTCAGGGTGTGGGACTACCTCACCGACGTGGACAACTGGTTCGTTCTGGCGGACCCGGAAGACACCGAGCTTCGGTACTACTGGCGGGAGAAGCCGAGCACGTTTCACGAGATCGACTTCGACACGCGGACGATAAAAACGGCTATCTGGTTCCAGAACAGCCACGGATGGAGCGACTACGTGGGCGTCTTCGGCGTCCAGGGGGCGTAACCGAGTTTGCCTGATGTGGCCGGGGTGTTCGCATCCCGGCCACGCTCAAAACGGGAGAAATCATGGGTGTAACGAATTTCGACGTAGTACAGGCAAACGCCTTTATCGGCGCCACCCTTGGGCCGACCCAGGGTAAGACCTGGTTTGTGAAGCCGAGCACTGGCGGAGACAGCCAGGACGGCACAACCCCACAGACGGCAGTGAAGACGCTTCCCAAGGCGCTCGCGCTGGCAACCGCCGACAAGAACGATGTGGTGTTTATGTTCTCCGAGGGTAACTCGGCGAACGGCGCGACTGATCGGCAGTCGGCAACGCTCGACTGGAACAAGGACGGCGTTCACCTGATCGGCGTCAATGCTGGCGGGCCTGTTGCACAGCGCTCGCGCGTGGGCTTTACCGCCGCCTATGACACCGCGAGCAACCTGTTCACGCTCTCGGCCAATAACTGCCTGATTGCCAACATTCACTTCTTCGCCGGGGTGGCTGGAACCAACCCAACTGGCTGCATGAAGGTTACCGGCCAGCGTAACCGCCTCGTCAACTGCCACATCGCCGGAATCGGCGACGACGCGAACGATATCGACGATGCGTACAGCCTCTTTATCGACGGCGGGGACGAGAACCTTTTCGACAACTGCACAATCGGCCTCGACACAATAGCGCGCGGCACCGGGACAAACTCCGGCCTTCTGGTGGACTCCGCGGCGACCCGCAACGAGTTCCGCGACTGCCGCTTCATCGCGCAATTGGAGCACGCCACCAAGCACGTACACGTCCGCTTGGCGGACGCCACGGCAATCGACCGCTACCTGCTGTTCAAGAATTGCCTGTTCTACTACATGAGCGCCAACTACACCGCGGCCGGTACCGGCGTGATGAAGCTCACGGCGGACCTTACGCAGGGTTACATCATCGTCCAGAACGGGATGGCCTTCAGCGATGCTCACGGTACCACGATCAAGTGGGATGTGGACGACCGCAACAAGATTATGCTGATGGAAGCGCCGACTCCGGCGGCCGACACGGCGGGCGTTGCGCGGGCGGTCTAAGGGTATAGGAATATGTTCGGTGTTCCCAAGGTATCCTCGGTAACCATCGCCTCGGCCGGTAACCTGTCGGCTGCGGCGTTCATCGGCGGGGGGCGGGTTTACCGCCTCCTGCTTCCGACAATCGACGCGGCCAAGATCAGCTTCCAGGTATCCGACGACAACACCACGTACTACGACCTGTACGACGGTGATGCCACGGGGGCAGAGGTGCAGATCGCATCCTCGACCGGCGCCAGGGCGTACACGCTCAACGGGGATATCTGGGCCTGTGTTCAGTACCTCAAGATTCGTAGCGGACTGACGGGTGCGACAACCACGCAAAACGCTGCCAGGGTAATCAAGATTATTCACAGTTCCTAGCCCCACGAAGCGCTAGGGATGGCGGGGTGGGGGCCGCCGGTTTCCGCCCCGCCGCTTTTGAGGTGCTATGTCGCGAACGTGGGGCCAAATCCGCTACGAGCTAACCAAGGGCAATCCGGGAGTAGACCTGGAGCTGCTCAATGGTTGGATCAAGTCGGCGTACCAGGAAATACTTGACCACCGCAAGTGGCCGCTCCTGGAGGATCAAGACGCCGACATTGTTACCGTCGCCCCGTACCGCGAGGGCACGGTTTCGCTCACCAACGGCTCGACCACCGTAACCGGCACGGATACCACCTTCACATCGGCCATGACCGGCCGCCGCTTCAGGAAGCTCGGGCGATACGAGCTTTACACCTTCACCTACGTCGGCGCGACGAGCGGCACCCTCGACCGCAACTACGAGGGCGACACAGACACTGAAGCCACCTACGAAATTTTCAAAAACGTCTTCTCGCTTGAGTCGGATGTCGGCGTGCTGAACGGGATCACCAACCCGTACCTCAGCCACGACATGACCAAGTACACCTCGCAACGCCTCGACGACGAGGACGCGAGCCGCCTGACGTTCGGCCACTCAGTGGTATTCGTTCCTCTCACCAAGACCACGGTTGAGCTTTACCCGATTCCCGAGGAGGTCTACTCCTACCCTTACCGCTTCTCGCCGGACCCGACAGAGTTCAGTGGGTCGAACACTACGGCGAGTCCGCTGGCGTGGATTACCGATGACCTAATCATCGCCGGGGCGCAGTACAGGATTCTACGCAATTCCAAGGACTATGCCGGGTCGGATCGGGAGAAGCTTCAGTTCGGCGAACTTCTTCGGCAACTCTCCGACAAGGAGTCGCGCCGGGCGGGGCCGACCCCAATTCGGATGGAGTCGCAGTACACCTTCCACCGCAGGATTAGGGCGAGCCGATGACCGTAGGGACCGCTCTGACGAGGCTGCGGCAGCGGCTGGACGAGGACACGTCGGCGCCGGTGTTCTATACGCGGAGCGAGTCGCTCGCTGCCCTGAACACGGCCCAGCGCTTTTTCTGCTTCATCACCCTTGTTTTGCAAAAGCAGGTGTCGTTTTCGCTTACGGCCAACACGTGGTTCTACCACATGCTGGCGACGTACGGCGACTGGCTGGCGCCGCTTGAGGTGAGGGTTTCGACCGGGGCCAAGGTGGCTCCGGCCAGGATACAGGACTTCACGGCCGCGAATCTTTTGTGGCGCGCGGCCACGGGGACGCCGACCAGTTACGACCATCTAGGGTTCGACTTTCTGGCACTCAACCAGCACCCGAGCGGATCGGGGACGACGCTGAGTATCACCTACGCCTATTCGCCGGCGGCACTGGTGACCGACGCCGAGTCGTTCGCCATACCCGAGGAGCGCCAGGCGGCGTTGATCGACCTTGCCATTGTGCTCTTGAGAGCTAAGGAAGGGGGGCAGGAGTTTGCAAAGACTACGCGATTCATGGACCGATTTCTGGAGGAAGCAAAAGAGACTGCGGCGTTTGTGCGGTCCAGGAACTTGGCTCAAAAGTACGACACGATTCCGTTTGAACTGGAGCGGTTTGACCGCAGCCTGTTAGTCGGTCTGGCGGGGCAGGGGGTTTAGGGGATGGCACTTGAAGCAGTAGCAATAACAGCCGGGAGCGGTACCAATATCGCGGTTGACACTGGGGCAACCGGCAATATGCAGATTGTGAAGCTGGCATCTGGTATGGACGCCAGCGAAGACCTCATACCGGGAGACACGACGAATGGCCTGGACGTAGACGTAACGCGGGTGCAGGGCAGTGTCACGGTGGCGCAGGCCACGGCGACAAACCTGAAGGTTGACGCCAGCGGCGTCGCCGTCCCCATCACCGACAACGCTGGGTCGCTCACGGTGGATGCGCCGGTTGCGACGCCGGTGTTTGTGCGCCTTTCTGACGGCTCGGCGGCCATCACTGCCCTTCCCATCACCGACAACAGCGGCAGTATCACGGTTGACGACGGGGCGACTACTCTCAGCGTGGACGATGGCGGCGGGGCGCTGACGGTGGACGGGACGCTGACTGCCGTTACGACTGTCGGGACGATCACGAACGCAGTCACCGTGCAAGACGGTGGCGGGGCCATCTCGGTTGACGACAACGCTGGGTCGCTCACGGTGGACGGCACGGTAACCGCCACACAGGGAACGGCCGCGGCCAGTTCGGGCGGATGGCCGGTCAAGATCACCGATGGCACCGACAACGTTGGTGTGTCCACGGTAGGCAGCGACAAGGCCATCAAAGTTGACGTTATACAGGCTGCCTCGCAGGCGGTGACTGGTACCGTCACGGCGAACCAGGGGACGGCGAACGCCACGCCCTGGACGGTTGACATTGACCAGGTTGGCGGCAACTCTGTGGCGACGGCGGCCAGTGGCATCGCCAAGGTTGGACTCACCGACGAATCTGGATCGGCGTTCAGCGAGACGAACCCGATGCCGGTGCGCTCCACGATTCTTGAGAAGACGCCAGTCAGGAAAGGAAATACGATTTCCGCCTCAGAGACAGCGGTGGAGATTTGGACACCGACCAGCGGCAAGAAGTTCATCATAGACACGATCATCTCTTCAATGACGGTAGCCGGCAAAATCACTATTTTTGACAACACGAACGCGGCCGGCAACGTGATTGCCGTTATCGACCACGCGGCTGCCGGGGTTATCGCCATAGGCTTCTCCGGGGGGCACCCGTCGAGCACGGTGAATAACGTGCTGCGCTACACGACCGGAACCGGCATTACGGGCACGCTCACTATCCTGGGATACGAGTCTGCTTAAGGGGGCGCCGTTGAAGGTTAACACGAAAAGCGGGTTGTGGAACGTGGGGTGGGGCACGTATGGACGCCCGATGTATTGGGTGTTTGCTCCCATCGTCCGCTGGCCGCCACCCGAAAAAAGCGACAAGCAGGTGATCTGTAGGTCGCTGCTTGTAATGAACTAATGCTGTTGCTGCTCATACCGCAAGGGCCGGCCGTTACACCGATAGACGCCGGGGAGGTTATCGACCAGCTCTTGCCGTACCTTGGGGCATACCAAGCCGCGAACCTCAATTTCTGGACCGAGGATGAGTTGTTTGCGTTTGCCGATGAGGGGCTGAAGCGCTTTGCGTCACGCATCGGCGGGTTTGTCGAGCACAACGACGATGAAGCGCTGGTAGACGGCACCGCGGCGTACAGCCTGCCGACACGCCACTTGTCAACCATCTACGTGGCGGCGGGCGATGTGACGATCTACCCGACCACGCGCCAGGGCCTCGACGCGCGCGATAGCGACTGGACGAACACCGCGGACGACGCGCCGACTAACTTTTTCCAGGATAACGAGACGCAAATTAGGGTTTATCCGAAGCCGAACAGCGTGACAACCGGGGACATCGGAATTATTCATCACCAATACCCGGCTGCGGTCGATGGCTCAAGCCCTTCGGTTACGGCTCCGGCGCCGTTCGCCGAGTATTTGATGTGGTACACGCTTTCGGAGGCCCGCGGCAAGGAGTCCGACGGGGCCATGCCGGAAGTGAGCAAGTTTTTTGCGGGGATGGTGGACCTGTTCGAGTCCATCGCCCGCGAATACTGGGGTCAAGCCCAATAAACCAAGGAGTAAGACAACGCATGTTTAAGAAACTAACAGCACTGCTCGTACTTGTTGTGGCGTTCGCCGCCGCACAACCGCGAGCGTTCGATTGCAGCGCAATTCCCGATGCACAGAAACCGCCGTTCGTCGAGGCGCCCGCCGAGTGCGGCGGGGGTTGTTACTGGGTGGGGCCATTCAACCCGCGCCCGTGGAGCAAGAAGTGTACCGACGCACCGGCCCCGGCGAAGCTACCGGACGGATTCGTGACGGTGTACGGCGTGGCTCCGGTTGCCTCCGACTTCGGCAATTACCAGAATTTTCAGATTGCGCGCGACAAGTACGCGCAAGACCTGAAGTACTTCAAGCGCATCGGGGCGCCCGAGGGGATCGACCAGGAGCGGCTTGCCGCGGCTGCTACGTTCATCGCGTCTTACGGCATCGGCGAGCCAATCGTGTTCGAGGGGCGCTACGGCTTCATGTCGCGATTCGTGGGGATGAAACTGCGGGACTTCGAGGTTCCGTTCGTGACCCTCTACACCGACCCGGACGGCGTTATCACCGACTACCAGATGGCCCTCGCTCACGCCGGCACGCCGGTATCGTTCGCCGAATGCCACCCGTTCACCATTCCGCGGCTTTGCGGCTCGGAGGGCAATTGAGAACACTCAACGAGGTTCGCCTGCTCGGGCACCTCGGCAAGGACGCCGAGACGCGCTACACGGGCGGGGGAACTCCGGTAACCAACTTCTCACTGGCCACCGAGCGCCGCGTCAAGCAGGGCGATGAGTGGAAATCGGAGACCGACTGGCACAACGTCGTTCTATGGAAGGGCGAGAACGTTGCGGGGTTCCTGACCAAGGGCAAGGCGGTGCTGGTATGTGGCCGCCTTCAGACCCGCTCATGGGAAGACCGGGACGGCAATAAGCGGTACTCGACGGAGGTGGTTTGCGATGCCGGTGGACTTATCCTTTGCGGCGGTGGGACTACTGGGTCTGCTGACGATTCCGGCGGCCCTGGCGGTCGAGACTCTCGTCCTAATTCGTCTCGGCAGATGGATTCTGGGGAGCAAGCAGTAGCCGACGACGACGTTCCTTTCTAGCGCATGTCCTTCCAAACCCAACCGTTCAAGATCGTCCCCGGCGGGCTGAACCTCATCTCGCCGGGGGATCGTGCGCCAGAGGATTCGTGCGTCCAGATTCTCAACTTCCGTGTTGATGACGTCGGCCGCCTGCGCAGTCGCCGCGGTACGGTTGCGCTCACGGGAACCATTGCCGGCGGACAGATTCACACGATTTGGACTGATGGAACGACTTGGTATGTGGGGAATGGGGGGACGCTCTATCGCGACTTGACCACGTCGATTCAGACCGGCTTCGACGGCTACCGCTTGGGCCTGGTGCAGTACGCCGGGTTCACCTGGATCATGAACCGCGGCGGCCAGTACAAAGACAACGGCACCATCTACAACTGGTCGATTGCAGCGCCCGCCACGGCGCTGACTGCCGAGGACTCGGGGACTGAGGGAAATGTCACGGGCGATGTGCAGTATTTCGTCACGTTCGCCAACGACTTCGGGCAGGAGTCTGGGCCGTCGCCTGGGTCGGAGCGCATCGAAGTTACCGACACACAGGTGAGCCTCTCGGCCATCCCCACGTCGGCCGACTCGCAGGTTACCAAGCGGCGCATCTACCGGCGCGACAACCTGGCGCTGAGCGCTGCCACACTGGTTCTGACCATCGACGACAACACGACCACCACGGCTACTGACGACCTTGCGGCCCAGGACGCGCAGGACAGCAATGTAACGCTGAACATCCTGGGCGACGTGGCGCCCGCCGGCCGCCTTGCCCTGGGGCCGTTCTTCGGGAAGGTTCTGGTGTTCAGCAGCGCGGAGCACCCCGCCCGCATGTGGTACAGCGATACGGCCAAGCCGTGGCTGTTTCGCGGTTCCGCCGATGAGTTTTTCGGCAACTGGCAGGACGTTGGGGGCGACTCGGACGACATTATCTGGGCGACGATGCAAAAGCGCGTCGTCATCGTCTACAAGCGCAACTCGGTTTGGCGCATTCCCGGCGACCCGGAGCGAAACGACCCCGACCAGATGGCGTTCAATCGGGGCATCTTGGGGGCGTCGGCGGTTGCCGAACTCGGCGAGATAGACTACTTCGCAACCTACGACGGCATCTTTTCGAACGATGGCGACTTCCTTCGCGAGGTGAGCGCTCCAATCCGGCCGATCTTCCGCGGCGAGTACGTCAACCTTGGCCCGGCCACCATACCACCGCTAGATGGGGCGAACCGTGACAAGTGCGTGATGGCGCACTCGGACGGCCTGATTTACTTCTTCTATCCAGAGCCGGGAAACACGCACCCGAACATTGGGCTTGTCTACGAAATCAAGACCGGCCGCTGGTCGCAGTACGAGCACGGCGTGTCGGGGGCGTCCGGCTTCACGGCCATGCTTGGGCGCCGGCCGGATGGCGATATGCTCGGCGCCGCGGCGGCCAAGATTTACGCCGTCAACGAGCCGTCTGCCGGCACTGACGCCGGTAGCGCCATCCCGCTCGTGTGGGGTTCGCCATTCCTGGACCAGGGCATCCCCGAGAACGACAAGAACTACGAAGACATAACCTTCGAGTACAAGACCGACTCGCCGTTGACCGTCAAGCTGTACTTCGACAACGACGAGGGCGTGTCGAGCGAGCTGGCGGTTGGGTCTCTCACCAGCAACATGCGAACCACTGAGGTTTTCAAGCTGACGACGCACGGTACTGGGGTGCGTCACAAGAACGTCTCGGTGCGCGTGGACGGCGATCTGACGGGCGAAGCGACCATCTTCGATTGCTTCCTGCACTACTACGTGCTGCCGCGCGACGGCAAGAGCTTCGATTCCGGCGAGACGGAGATGGGCACACAGAAGGTGAAGCGCATTGCCAAGGTCGAACTTGACCTGGTGAACCATCACCCGATTGAGTCGGACATCTATTCCGACCTGCCGGGCAATGCCATGACGAGCCGCCAGACGCTTGCTATCCCCGGCGAGTCGGGCGGAACAATGCGGCCCTACCGGGCTACTACTAGCGCGATTGACGGCCGCCGATTCAGATTCACGGCCCACAACAAGTCCACGCCATTCGAGTTCCCCGCTTTCCAGTTGAACGGCGCGCGCGTCTACATGCGCACGTTCGGCGAGTATGTCGAAGCTTACGAGTCGCAGGCCGGGTTCGTTTGGGATTCGCTTGCGCAGGACTTCGGCAGCCTCTTCCTGAAGGATGCCAAGAACCTGCATCTGTGGGTCGATACTGACGGCCCGGTGACGTGCGAGCTGCTCACCGACATGCCCGGCAACGCCATGGCCGTGCGCAAGACGTTCACGATACCGGACACAAACGGAGAGCGCCCCATCCGCGAGCCGCTCGACGGGATCGAGGGGCGCCTGTGGCAACTGCGTTTCAAGGGGTCGTCGGGATACATCATCTTCAAGGCGCAAATCGAGTTGCGCGAGATCGGCGTGGTTGTCGAAAACTACGAGGCCGACAACGGCGCCACGTGGGACTCCACTGAACTCGACTTCGGTACGCACAATGTCAAGCAGCTTACCGACATTGAGCTTGAGGTCGCCAGCACCGCCGCGCTGACTGTACGTATTTACTCCGACCTGCCCGGCACGGCCATGGCGGTTCGCCAGACGATCAGCATACCGGCGACCTCGCGCCGCACGGTGACGCGCTCGTTCTCGCGGGTAGAGGGGCGGCTGCTCCGCGTGGTTATCAGCGGAACCGACGAGTGGCGGCTGTACGGCATGCGCCTGCATGGGCGCACCATCGGCGTCTACGTGGACGCCGACACGGCCTCCGGAACGGCGACGTGGCAATGCACGCCCATTGACTTCGGGGTGAATGAGGCCAAGGAGATTGTCGAGGCCGAGCTAAACCTGGACACCGACGGAGCGGTAACCTTTGCCGTCGAGTCTGACCTGCCCGGCAATAACCTGGCAACGCGCTATTCGACGAGCGTAAACACCGAGGGGACAACTGGCGGCCAGCGGCCCGTGCAGTTGCCGACGGGGCTGCTGCTTGGGCGCATTTACGACTTCAAGGTGACGACGACCAGCCCGGCCTTCAGGCTTTACGGGGGCCGCGTGAAGATGCGCCCCATTGGGACATTCATCGAGGCATACGAGGCCACGGCGGGGGCGACCTACGACTCCGGGGAAGTCGATCTTGGCGACCCGCGCGTGAAGGAGTTCGAGCAGCTTCGATTCCATATCGAGACCGAGGGTCCGGTTACAGCCACGATATACACAGACCTTCCGGACGAGGCGATGACCTCGCGCCACACACTGACGTTCAATACGCTGGACACGACCACTGGCGAGCGCATCCGGGAAATCGAGATTCCGTTCAGGACCGAGGGCCGCCTGATCCGCGTTG